AAGAACTAGGGTTGTCACGGCTGTTAAGCCCGACAAATCCTATGTCCCCGTCCTTTTGGTATTCATTAGGCATTACTGAGAAACAATAGAATAGTACACAGCCTTAATCTTTTCAGACCAGCGTGTGCCGACATAAACGCCACCAAGGAAGGTGACTGTAGCAAGGATAAGTGTAATCATATTAGGCAGGGAGAGAAATTTTGAGACGCTTGAGTTCGGCCTTTAGTTCAGCCTCGGTGGGCTTGTTGATGAGCGTCAGTTTGCCGAAGTACTTGCCGCCAGCGGGGAACTCACGATAGCCAAGGCAGGACTTGCCGTCCTTGACGAAGGCGTTCCAGCCTTTGGCGATGTTGATAGGTTCAATAGCCATAAAGTTTAATATTGATAATAAGACCCGTTACCATCGTGGTAATAGTTATAGCCATCATAGAACTCAATGTATGTGCCATTAGGAACATACCAAGTGCTGATATAGTCGTAATTACCAAAACCATTCCAAGTGTACCTATCTCCGTGGTAGGTTGACACTACTGAAGTTGCAGAAGGAAGTGAAATAGAATTAGTGCTTGTTACATTTTCAAAAATCAGAGTTCCACTAGTGTAATAAACATAATCACCAGTTCCATTCGTATAATACGCCCCAGACCCATCGTGGTAATATGTAGTATTTACATAATATCCAGACGGATAAAAATTATTACTTGAAGAAGGAACTTCTACGCTATTTCCAGTTCCTGACTGTCCTACATAAGTATAAAATGGCGTTCCATTGGCTTTGAATTGAATATTAAAAGCGTTAGCCCAGTCTAGGTAGTCGCCACCAATTCCATCTGCCTTGCGATAAACATCCGCATTTTGGTTTGGATAAGACACATTATCGTATGTAACAGCACCCCCTCCATTGACAATTGGGTATGTCTGTCCTGTCAGCGTCTCAAGGATAGTCCCAGCGGCAGGGAACGACACAACGCTAGGGAACGACACGATAGTCCCGAACCCGTTGTGACTACCGCCTCTGGAGATAGTCGTACCTATCCAATGGAAGTCAACGCCCATTAGCAGATAGCGTAGGCGATATGGACAGGGGTAGCGGCGGTGTCAGAAATACAACGAACGATGCCGTTGTAATTGTCCAGAGAGATGCTCTCTCCAGCCTTGACCTTTAGACCAGTTGTGCCTGTATTGGCAAAAACGACAGTCAGCAGGGCAGAAGCGTGTTGGTTCTGGATAATGACGCTGACTCGTCTTTCGGGAGTCGTGGCGGCGGCAAGGGCTGTGACGGCAGAAGTGCCGACAGAGGTTTCCGTGTGCGTGAAGTCACGAATGAACGGAGAAGAGAATGAGATGTTAGCCATTTTAGTAAGTTTTAATCATGTTGATTCGTCCGAACTGAGACTGCTGGGTCATTAGTTTATCGAACTCGTATTCAAGGATTTCCTTTGCCTTGCCTTCAACAACACCAGCCTCTTGAATCTGACCTTCAGAAACAAACCAGTTAGCCGCAGAAGCCCAAGAAATAAAGGACGCAAAGATATAGGGTATTTCTATCTTTCTCCAAAAGGAAGGGTGTGTGTTTGGGTTTTGACCAGCGTTCGTAGACGTCGTCGTGCAGACGTAAAAATTGGCGTTGTGTGGTTTTCCAAGCACGGGCGTAAATGTGCCAGTTCCTGAGCCAGAGTCAAAATAAATCTGTGCACCTTGGTGATAAACAACGGTAGGACTGTACAGTTCACCGTCTAGAGACGGGCAGTCTTTTCTGTAAAGATACCAGCCATTCACTATAGATGAATTGATGATGCATTTTCTTGTAGTGCCGTCATCGTACAATTGATAGTTGATAAGGGTGGATTTTGTCGATTCTTGAGGGTTCCGTGAATATACGGAAAGAATCTCGTCAGCATCAGTCACAGGTGTGAATGAAGCCACATTATTAGCGTCCACGGAAATCGTGAACTGCTCCAGTCGGCAGACGTCAGGCCATTGTTGCAACTCCCAGATTTCCCTGAGTCTAGCGGACGCAAAATCCCTGAACTGAGCGAATGTCTCAGACGTTATGTTATGACGGTCATTCCCAGAATACTGGAGAGCGTCAAATAGGATTTTGTTGAAATCTGTGGTTCGCATTAGGTGAGATAACCGTCTGCCGTAAAAATTGCACCATTCACAGTCGTGCGTTTAGCATAATTGCGAACGGCGGTTTCTGGGTTGTCCCGAAGAAATTCGTCTAGGAAGGCTTTGTCTTCCCAGCACTCGTAACCTAACCGCTGGCCCCAGTAGTGCCAAGCGGCTAGGGGTATACGAGCCTTTAGTTGACCAACGCCATCGATGCTTCGGGCTTCGTTAGCGTGGTTATAAACGGCTGTTTGTTTAGCCGATGCCTTAGCCTTTGTCTCCTCCATCCTCCACCCACGGAGCAGTTCCTCCTGAACCCTCTTTCGAAGGTCAGGTGGAACCACTTCCGCCAAGTCTTGGATGATATCGGACATTAGGCCGTGAAGTCAAAGACGCCGAAGGCCAGCGGGTTGTAGACGCAAAGGCCAGCAACCGCTTCAATCATTCGGGCTTCGCCACCACCATTGTTGGTGAGTTCGGTGACACCAGCGACGTTACCGCCGTAGCGGACTTCGACCATGTCGAACGGAATGACGTAACCAGCGAAGGTGTTGCCCACGCCAGAAGCGACCTTGAGGAAGTGCGACGGGTGCAGACGAATCTTACCGAAATCGCCTTCGAAGATATCCACGGACGAGATGTACGCAGATTCCTTGGCCTCACGGTTGAACGTGCGGATGGCGGTCTGAGTATTGGCAGAGCCAGTAGACGGGGTCGTGAAGACGAGGTTTGTGAAGGCTCTCTTCAGGGATGTGCCGACGAGGGCGTCGTAGTCACGGAACTGACCAGTCTGGCTGTAGATGCCAGTAAGGATGTTCTGGACGACGGACTCGGTGAGGGCGGCTGTGCCGACAGTCGAACGGTTAGCAGACGGGGTCTGGAAGGCCGCAGGAATCGCAAGGTTAGCGTCCTGAGAGCCGCCACCAGCGACTTCGAGCCACTTGTGAAGACCACGGGTCAGGTAGGGGACTGTGCCGTTGTCAGCCTGAGCACCATTGTTGGAGCAGAGGGTCGCTTCCATGTCACGCTTAAGAGCCTGAATGCCCTTGGCGATGTTGTTAGCGAGTTCGTCACGCACACCAGCGACAGTAGCGATATCCTGTGTCAGCGGGGACACACGGACGGAGCGACGGAAAATCTGGATGTAGTTGCTGAGTTCAGCACGGTAGACGGTAGCACCATCCTTGACGTAGTTGTCGTAGGTAGTGACGTCCGTGCCATCGACAGTACCAGTTGTCTTGGGTGTCGGCAGGGAGTCGGCTTGCCATCTGAAAAGAGTATTTCCAGGCTTGGAGCCTTTCTTCGCCATCGACGTGAAGGGGGTGTCCTTCGCATCGACGAGGGCGATGAGGTCAGCGAGTTCTTCTCTCTTACCAGAGGAGAATGAGGGTTCTGTGAGATTAGCCATGATATTGTATGGATTAAGGGTTACAAGAACTTTGAAGCGATGATAGCGGACAGGTCGTCACGGGAGTTTGAAGTCGTATATCTCTGTTTAGCAATTTGCTCGACGACTTGATTTCTCTTCATCGGAGCAGGGGCTGACGTGGACTTCGGTTGGGAGGGGGCACGCTGAAGAGCGGCTTGGCCTTTCTTGCTACCTTCATATACCTTTATGCCAGTAATGAGGTGTCCAAGAACCAACTTATAGTCAGGGGCACGGAGGATTTCTGGGAACGACTTGATAATAGATTCCGCCATCTGACGCTCTTGAGAGGAGCGGTCCTTCCACCAAGTGTAATCTTTGGTGGCAATGGCATCATACTGGTTCAAGGCGTTGATATACTGAGCCTGTTTCGGGATATGTTCGTCAAGAGCGTCCATCGCCTTGATTTTGATTCTCCGTACTTCTTCGGCTGTGTATTCCACTTCTTCGCCGTTATCCCTAGTTACAACTGCACCATCTGGGTTAAGTTCGCACCAACGCCGAATCTGCTTGGCTTGTTCGACCTCCTTCTGGAGGCCCTCCATGCTACGGACGTTTGAGAAAGGATTATCACTACGGGGAATCTGTGCTGGCTTTTCAGCCTCTTGCGACAGTCGCTCCACCTCGCTCTTAAGTCTTTCAACTTCCGCCTCGGCCTCACGACGCTTAGCCGTGAGTTTATCGATACGCTTCTTAACACCTTTTGGCAAACCATGGTCGAGTTCGTCGTCTTCAGACTTGACGTCGTTAGACTCTTCGTCCGACTGGGTTTCTTCTTCCTGTGAAAGAACGGTGCTATCTTGGTCTTCAGCAGTCGATTCAACTTCTGCTGGTTCCTGACTTTCGTGGGATTCAGGAGTCCCATTCTGTTCTTCACCGCCTAAGAACTGTTTGCTGAAGATATCAGCAATTTGTTTTGTGCCGAAGACTGCGGAATCGTTTTCGGTGTTTGTCGTGGGGTTGTTTTCAGCCGTCCCAAGGTCGGCATTATTCTTGTTTTCCATTAGATATAGGTCTAAAGTCCTTAATACAGTATTTTGTTTAGGTTACAGAACCTACTGCCATAAACCCAGTTTATCACTAGGTAGCAAATTGAAAAGAGCGTGGAGCCGTTTTCTTACGAATCATGCTTTTGTGGGGATATGCCCATATCAGCGAGCACTATATCCCTTGTACTGTTCAGGATATCCTTAAAAGCAATCAACGCAGAAGCCCTGCCACTATGCCAAGCCCTATCCTCAGACTTGTTGTCCTTAGATAGAGCGTCAGCAGTTTCTGATTCAATGCTTGCATCAAGAAGCATATGAATAGCCTTCCATTGAGCATCGTTTTCAGGGAAAGAGAATCCATGTATAATTTCTTTAGGAAAGTTGCTCATTGCTGACCCTCCTGCATTTGGCCTTCTTGCATCTGCTCAGCCTGTTGAATCTGGCCTTGCATCTGTTGAGCCACCTGTTCTCCAACTGGAGTAACGCCAGTTCTGCCAATTTGCTTGTTCTGTTGTTGCATAGCAGACATTTGAAGGTTCTTGATGTAATTATCAACAAGTGCACGGAAGTGCGGGTCGGCTTGCATTTGCTGTTGAGCCTTAGGGTTCTTGCCGATGATATCCTGCATATACTGTAGTTTAGTAGGTGCAGAGGGGTCGTTTTCGACGTAATTGGCTTCGTTTCCAAGCATCATCAGGCCGATATCAGACTGAATGTCCTTGTAAAGCATCTGACTAGCACTAGCGGTATTGATGATGAGTTCCTTGGCCTTATCAGGGTCAATAGCCTCAACAGCCGCCTTAACCAACTTGTTCTTGTCGATTACGCCACCAGCATCGAGAGGAAGCACGAACTGGGTAATAGCCTTAAGTTTCTCGATGACAAACTGGGTGTCCAGTTCACGCACGTCGTACTTGATGTTAAAGTCGTACATGTTGCTGATGCTGGACATGTTCTGAGGAATCGACCTTCCAGTAATCTGCTCAATCTCAGCAGGGGGCATGTACTGCAACATCAAATTGAACGTCATCGAGTATGCCTCAGCCCAAACGTCGAGCCAGTTGTTCACCGTGAACTGCTGGACCATTTGGGTCTTCTGTGGCATAATGTTCGGATGGTACAGGCCGAAATAGGCACAATGTTCCATAT